TGGAACACAATCTGCAACACGCGAACAAGCAATGTCAGTTCCTGCGGTTGCAAGATCAAGAAACATAATTTGCTCAACAGTTGGATCATTGCCAATTGAAACTTACAATCATTTTACAAAAGAGCATTTACGACCAACAAAAGTTTTAATGCAACCTGATCCACGAATTCCCGGATCTGCAACTTATGCTTGGGTCGCCGAGGACATTTTATTTACAGGATTTGCTTATGGTCAAGTATTAGATAGTTATTCAGACAGCGATGGCGCAAGAGTAAGAGCATGGACAAGAATTTCGCCAGACCGAATTACTTACCAATTAAATTACAATCAAACAGAGATTTTGTTTTACAGAATTGATGGTGAGGAATTACCTTTAAGTGGTGTTGGCAGTTTAGTTGTATTTAACGGATTAGATGAAGGTGTGTTAAATCGTGCAGGTCGCACAATAAGAGCAGCACAAGAATTAGAAAAAGCAGCTGAGATGTATGCTAAAGAGCCAGTTCCAACAATGGTGCTTAAATCAAATGGCACAAACTTAACACCAGAGCGAATTACAAGATTACTTGAGAGTTGGAAAGCAAGTCGTGCAACTAGATCAACTGCATTCTTAAATGCTGATGTTGAATTGCAAGCATTAGGTTTTGACCCTGCAAAATTACAATTAAATGAAGCACGCCAGTATTTGGCTTTAGAGTGCTCACGCGCCGTTGGTATTCCTGCCAGTTTCGTGTCTGCTGAAACTACGTCAATGACTTATTCAAACATGACAGCTGAAAGAAAAGCATTAATTGATTTTTCATTGCGACCAGTATTAACCGCAATTGAACAAAGACTTTCAATGGCTGATTTTGTGCCAAATGGTGTTGAGGTCAGATTTGACATTGACGATTTCTTGCGTGGATCTGCATTAGAGCGTGCGCAAGTTTATGAAATCCTAAACCGCATTGGCGCAATGAGCGTTGAGCAAATACAAGAGGAGGAGGACTTGATCCGATGAGTAAAACATTACAGATCAATTTCCCAATAACACTAACCGCAGCCGATAGTCGCAAGCGCACAATTTCAGGAACAATTGTGTCATGGGATGAAAAAGGCATGACGAGTGCTGGCGCAACAGTATTTGAAAAAGGTAGCATTGACTTTTCTAAGCCTGTTAAATTATTACTTGAGCATGACCGCACTCGACCAATCGGCAAGTTAATTGACATTGTAGCTGACGACAAAGGCATTGAGGCAACATTTAAGATTGCTGGAACAATTGCTGGCGATGATAGTTTGCTTGAGGCAGCCGAAGGATTACGCGATGGATTTAGCGTTGGCGTAGTTGTAGATAATTTTGATGCAAGCAAAGGCGTAATGAAAGTTAAAGCGTCAAGGTTAATGGAAGTCAGCCTAGTTGCTGAGCCAGCAATTAATAGCGCAAGAGTTACAGATATTGCAGCTAGTGAAACACCAGAGAATTCCGAAGCAACCGCTGAGGAGCAAACAAAAACACAGGAGGACATTGTGTCAGATACACAAACAGCTCCTATCGCGACCGAAGCGGTAGAAGCAACCAAGTCTGAGCCTGTGGCAATTCAAGCAAATCAACCAGTTGCTTATACAAAGCCACGCTCACCAATTAACACACAGGCTCGTTTCTTAGAGCACTCAATCAAAGCATCACTTGGAAATCGTGATAGCGCAGAGTGGGTTGCACATGCAAAAGATCAAGATGCCAAAATGGTTACTGCTGCTGATGACAGTTTCACAACTAACCCAGCATTCAAGCCAATCCAATATGTAACTCAGGTAGTTGATACTCAAATCGGATCTCGTGGCGCAATTGATGCTATTGGAACACGCAGACTGCCAAATGCAGGTATGACTGTTTCAATTCCTAAAATTACAACTTCCGGATCTGTTGCAGAAACAGGCGAGGGTGCAGGCCCATCAGAAACAGGAATTGTTTCAAGTTATGTAGATGCAACAGTCAAAGCCTACAAGGGTTTGCAACGCTACAGCGTAGAAATTTTAGATCGCGCTGATCCATCTTTTTATCAGGCAATGTTGGAAAACATGCGCCGAGTTTATGCTCAGGCAACTGAGGCTGCAGTAATTGCAGAATTAACATCAGGCGGAACAGCAGGAACAGCAACATCAGCCGATCTTGATGGAATTGTTGCATTCGTAAAGACAGAAACACCTGCTGCATATCTTGCAACTGGTGAGTTAGCAACACGCTACATTGCTGGAACTTCACAATGGGGATTACTAATTGGCGCACAGGACAGTCAAAAACGACCAGTATTCTCAGCTGTAAATCCACAAAATGCTGCTGGCGCAGTTACACCATTATCACTACGCGGAAATGTAATGGGTCTTGACCTTTATGTTTCTAACAAGGCTGTTTCAACTTCAATTGATGAGAGCGCATTTATTGTTGTGCCATCAGCTGTTGCAATCATGGAAAGCCCAGTTCTACAACTTTCTACCAACATCATTACAACTGGCGAAATTGAGACAATGCTTTACGGCTACATGGCTGTTAAGACACTTGTTGCCGGTGGAGTTAGACGCTTTAACCTAACCTAATAATGGTCATGCCTGTGGTTGCTCCCGATCACAGGCAGTTGCTCTAGGGAGACTTAAAGGAGATGACATGCCAACCATAATTACAGCTGCACAGTTGCGAAGTGTGCTTGGTGTGTCATCTGCCTTGTATGACGACACTTACTTAAATCAAATTATCGACACAGCCGAAACAGTTATTCTGCCAATGCTAGTTACAGTCAAAGCACCCATCGAGAAGGTATCGCTGACAGATAATGTCGCTACTTTTACTACACTAGGAATACATGAATTTACGGAAGGACAATCTGTTGTCATCACAGGATGCGGAAGCCCATACAACGGAACACGAACAGTTTTGGCAGGAGATTTGGAGCAATACACCTTTACAACTGCACTCGTTAATGCCGATATACTCGAAGCTAATGTCATCCCATCCGGAGTTGCTGCCCTTTCTGGCGGATCAACTTATGTTGGAAATGCAGCTGTTCAATCAGCCGTCTATACAGTTTCAGTCGAAGTTTTCCAAGCAAGACTTGCAGGCGGAGGACAAATCGAAGGAGTAGATTTTACTTCAACACCATTTAGAATGGGTCGATCATTATTTAATAAATGCGTTGGATTGCTTGGTTCATACATGGATCCTGAAAGCATGTGTCAATAAATGGCTAATCAAACAATCCTTGAACAAGTTCGCACACCTTTAGCAACTGCCTTATCTAGCGTTGCAGGAAATGTTTATGCATTTGTGCCCGAGACAGTTATTCCACCAGCTGTGGTTGTCGTTCCAGATAGCCCATACCTAGAATTTGAAACAATAAATAAATCAAACATTCGTGCAAAGGTCAATATGACCATTTCAGTTGCAGTTGCATATAACAGCAACCCTGCATCGCTCGACAACATCGAGCAATTGATCATAAGCGTTCTGGCAGTTATTCCAGTTGGATACATTGTCAGCTCGGTCGAAAGACCAACAGTTACCACAGTCGGAGCATCGACTTTGCTTATTGCAGATGTTCGAGTATCTACCTACTACACACGCACAGTCTAAGGAGAAATAATGGCAACCACAGTAATCACCGGTCGCGATATTTCGTTGTCTTTCACAGGTGGAACAGACATCGAAGCACAAGCAACCAATGCAGTTTTAACAAAAGTCAATGAGCGTCAGGAATACCAGACACTTGATGGCACAGCTTACAAAACCACAAATATCAGCGGAACTTTCCAATTGGATATGTTGGCTGATTGGGGCAAAACAAGTTCTGTTTGTGAGGCTCTATGGACTGCTGCTGAAAGCGCACCAGACACAGACATTTCGATTACACTTACAGCTGCAACTGGAGCGCAATTTGTGTTTCCAGTAAAGCCTGAATTCCCAACAGCTGGTGGATCAGGAATTGATGCACAAACTGTTTCACTAACCTTCACAGTTACAGGCGGAGCAGTAGTAGAAACATTTAGTTAAAAAATAGAAACGGGAGCAAAAAATGAAACTCGGATTTACAATTAAATACAGCTCAGGCGAGGAAGCGACAGTAGTTGCCCAACCGCCTGAGTTCGCAAGATGGGAAAAGGCAACAGGAAAAGTTTTAACCAAGTGGGGTTCAGAAGGATATGTGGGAATGTGGGATATGTTGTTTTTATCTCACAGCGCATTGACTAGGACTTCAACAACTCCTGTTAGACCTTTTGAGGCTTGGATGAACATCGTTGATGAATGCAAGGTTGCAGAAGTCGGTGATGCAGACCCAAAAGCCACCCAGCAGGAAGCCTAAGTAGATTATTGGTTGAGTTGGCAATAGCCACACAAATTCCAATGAGCGAATGGGTTGATGCAGACGATATATTAACAGCGATAGAAGTATTGGAGGCGAGGTATGGCAAGTGAAACAATTGCTTACAACAAATCCGATCTACGCGATATTTACAAAGCATTCAAACTCATGGATGAGCAAGCAACGGATGAGGCTAGAAGTCAGTCTGCTGCTTTGGCGTATTTTGCATCTGAGGAAATTAAAGCGGCAGCTGGACAAAGAACAAAGGCTGGCAAGGTTGCGCAGAGAGTTGCCGATGGAGTATCCATTTCAAAGTCAAGCAAAATTGGTGAGTTCCGTTATGGTTTCGCACGCCAGAAGTTTTCAGGTGGGGCTACAACGCAAACCCTTTGGGGTGGTGTTGAGTTTGGATCTAATAAGTTCAAACAGTTCCCTACATATTCAGGACGGCAAGGCAGAGGTTCGCGTGGATGGTTTATCTATCCAACCCTTCGCAGAATTCAGCCTGAATTGATTAACAAATGGGAACAAAGTTTTGATCGCATTATTAAGGAATGGGTCTAATGGCTACTGGTAATCGCACACTTAAACTCTCAATCCTTGCCGATGTCGATGATCTAAAAAAGAAGTTAGGCGAAGCTGATAAAGCCGTTGAAACTAACGCAAGCAAAATTTCAGAATTTGGTAAGAAGGCTGCTGCCGCATTTGCAGTCGCTGCTGCTGCTGCCGTTGCCTATGGCACTAAATTAGCCGTTGATGGCGTCAAGGCTGCCATTGAGGATGAGCAAGCACAGTTAAGGTTAGCAAGTGCATTAAAGACCGCCACAGGGGCTACTGATGCCCAAATAAAGGCAACTGAGGACATGATCCTGCAAACATCTCTTGCCACAGGCGTTGCTGATGATCAACTAAGACCAGCATTCCAAAGACTTGCGGTATCAACTAAAGATACTGTTGAAGCACAGAAATTATTAAACCTTGCTTTAGATATTTCTAAAGGTAAAGGAATTGAATTAGAAACAGTTGCTAATGCTTTGGGTCGCGCTCAGGATGGCAACACCACAGCTCTTGGCAGACTTGGACTTGGATTATCTAAAGCCGAACTTTCAACGCTTTCATTTACCGAAGTTCAAACAAAGTTATCTGAACTTTATGGTGGCGCAGCAGCTGCAAACGCTGAAACATTTCAAGGCAAGATTGATCGATTAAAGGTTGGATTTGATGAGGCTAAAGAAAGTTTAGGCGTTGCATTATTGCCACAGGTTGAAAAGTTTATTACATTCTTAAATCAGACTGGCATTCCAACCTTAAATGCTTTTATTGCAGGATTAACTGGCGATGAGGGATTAAGTGCTGGATTACAAGAAACTCAAAAAGGTGCAGAAAGTTTTGGCAAAGCAATTGCAGCAGTTGCAGGAATAATTTCAGGATTTATTACATTTTTAAGAGAAGCAATTGGATTTGTCACAATCTTGGCTAATGAACTTATTCGGGTTGTAAATATAATTCCGGGTGTAAATATCGGATCAATTCCAAACATTGCTCCATCAGCTGCTGGTATTCCACAATTGCCACAAACTCCAAACGCTAGAGAAAACCGAACAAGTGGCACGACAGTTAATAACATTACAGTTCAGGCATTAGATAGCGAAAGCGCAGCTAGAGCAGTTGCTAAAGTAGTAAATGAAAGCGCAGCAAGATCAATTCCATCATTTAGCCGAAACAGCGTTCGAGGCGATTAATGACTGTCTTTACTCCTGAATGGAAATTGACTGTCGCAGGAACTGATTACACAAATATTGCAATAAGTGATGTTCAGCATCAGGCTGGTCGGACTGATATTTACTCTCAACCATCCCCATCTTATATGCAAGTAACTTTGGTGGCTTTATCTGGTCAAACCTTGCCTTTTGCAATTAACGATAGTTTTGCTTTACAAGTCAAAAACAGTGCAGGAACTTATGTTAATTTATTTGGTGGAGATATTACAGACTTAACTGTTGAGGTTGGTGCATTTGGACAAATAGCCAAAGTTGCTAATTACACAATCCTTGCAATGGGATCTTTGGTTAAACTAGCAAGAGAATTATATTCTGATGCAGTTTCCCAAGATGAAGATGGCAATCAAATATACGGAATTCTTTCTAGCGTGTTGCTGGCATCTTGGAATGATGTTCCAGCAGCTACAACATGGGCAACATATTCTGCAACCGAAACTTGGGCTACTGCTGGAAATCAAGGACTTGGCGAAATTGATCAACCCGGACTTTACACAATGCAAAATCGAAGTGGAACGGAAGCCCCAGACACTATTTACAACATTGCAAGCCTTATAGCCAATTCAGCCTTTGGATATTTGTATGAGGACAATGCAGGCAATATTGGTTATGCAGACGCAGACCATCGCCAAACTTATCTGTTAGCAAATGGTTATGTTGATCTTGATGCAAACCATGCTTTAGGATCAGGTTTATCAACCATCACTAGATCAGGTGATATTAGAAATGACATTATTATCAATTACGGCTCAAATTTTGGTTTAGAAAAGACTGCATCATCAGCTTCATCAATTGCGCTTTATGGCTATAAAGGTGAAAGTATCAATTCGACAATTCATTCGGCTGTTGATGCTCAGGCTGTCGCAGATCGGTATATTGCCCAAAGAGCCTTCCCATTAGCAGTATTTCAAAGCATCACTTTTCCAATAACAAATCCTGAGATTGATAACTCAGATCGGGATAACCTTCTCGGTGTCTTTATGGGTCAGCCGTTAAACATCACAAACCTACCTGATCAAATCTCGGGTGGAGAATTTGAAGGATATGTTGAGGGATGGCGTTGGAGCACTCGCTTTAATGAATTATTCCTGACAATAAATCTTTCACCAGTTGCGTTCAGCCAAGTCGCTATGCGATGGAACACTGTGCCTATTGGTGAGGCTTGGAACACATTATCCGCAACTTTGACATGGGAATACGCTACAATCGTATCCTAAGAATAGGACAATATGGCAACCACTACTAACTATGGCTGGACAACACCAGACGACACCGCGCTGGTTAAAGATGGCGCAAGTGCTATTCGCACACTTGGCACATCAATTGATACAACAACTAAAAACTTAAACCCTTCAACAACTCTTGGCGATATTGAATATCGTTCATCAACATCTAACACAAACACAAGACTTGGAATTGGATCAACTGGTAATGTTTTAACAGTATCAGGTGGAGTTCCAGCTTGGGTTGCGCCTGGTGGTGGAATTTCAACTTGGACAGTATTAAATTCAGGTGGCACATCTTTAAGTGGCGCACAAACAATAACGGTTTCAGGCATAACTGGTCAAAAAGAAATTTTAGTAATTTTAGAAGGTGCATCTAGCACATCAGACGGAACGCAAATCCAAATTCGACCAAATGCTGATAGTGGTACAAATTATACAAATTATGGTTTTCAATATCATTCGCCAAGTACTTATTCAAGCGCAAACGGTCAGGGTTTTGCGGATCAGGGTTTTAGCGCAAGTACAGAAATTCGAATTGGTGTAATGAGTGATAATGCAGCCTCAGTTATTTATGGTGCTTGTCACATTGAAACTGCCAACACAACAGGTTGGAAAAAATTTACTGCTACAGGCGGTGGTACAACAGCAGCAGGAACAGGACAAAGAAATTATGCTACACAAGGTATTTGGGAAGCTGCTGCTGAAGTAACTTCTATTCAAATTAGGTGCGCTGGTGGAACACTTGATGCAGGATTAGTTTATGTTTTAGGAGGATCTTAAAATGAAAATAATAGAAAAAGAATTTAATGTAATTACAGGCGAGGAAACAATTACCGAGCGTAATGAAACTGCTGCCGAAGCAAAAGAGCGTTTAGATTACGCGAAAGAAGTTGCATCTAGACAAGCCGAAGCCGAAGCAAAGGCAACAGCACGCCAAGCAATTGCAGATCGTCTTGGTTTAACAGCTGATGAACTACAAGTATTGCTTGGCTAATGAAGGCTTGGTTATCTAAATCTGCCGTTCAACTTCGGGAGCAAGTTGATGATTGCTTCCCAGAGCGCATTCGTAAATCTGATGGGTGGATTGGTGATGCTAAACATAGCGCACGAAAGAGCGACCATAACCCCGACACAAACGGATGCGTCAGAGCAATTGATATTGACGCTCGGCTATCTGACGACAAAGGGATTTCAACATATCTGGCAGATCAAATTCGACAATACGGGAAAACCAGTAAGCGGATCAGTTATGTAATTCACCAAGAGAAAATTGCTTCTCCTTTACTTGGTTGGAAATGGCGTAAATACAAAGGCATCAATAAACACAATCATCATATTCATATCAGCTTCAAATCAGATCAAGATAACAATTCAGAGTTCTTTGACATCCCACTACTAGGAGGCAAGTAATGAAACTAACCAAGAAACACAAAGCAGCAATCAAGTCATACCTAAGAGCAATTGCAGCTTCTGGAATAACTGTGGCACTTGCCATTGTGGGAGATATAAAGCCTGAATACGCAATTCTGCTTGGATCTTTAATTGCACCACTAATCAAAGCCATTGATCCTACTTCTGGTAAAGAAGCCGATTATGGTATTGATGCTAAATGACACCCAACGACTGGGTCGCTATCGCGCTTGGCGGATGCGGCATCGTAAGCAGTTTATTTTTGGGTCTGCGCTGGGTTATTAAATCCTACTTAGCCGAACTTAAACCAAATTCGGGATCTAGCATGAAGGATCAATTAACAAGACTTGAACAGCGTGTCGATGACCTGTTTGTCTTAATCAGTAAGCGAT